CAACGGCTTTGGTGGACGTACATATCCACGATTATCCCGACCATTTGGGATGTGGATGCGGCAACAAAGTTTGCCTTAAGTTCTTAAACTGTCAAGAGGACGGCCTCTTATGGCCGGAAACGGGAAAGATGACCACATGCCAGTGGTTAGAACAGGAAGAATTGGAATTAGTGGCCCCGTAGTGGTTCCACAAGTCGAATGGAACGTCGAGAATTTCTTATCTCGATCGAATCGTCGTCTTTATCGACAATCTAGAATCTACCATCCTAAGATTGATCTTGATGTAGATGCAACCCAGACACTCCATGTGTACGTGCTAAACGACTCATGGATGACTTTGCAGGCGCTGCGAATGGCGTACAGTAAGTACGAAGAGAATGCAGCAAGTGAAAAGGAGGATCTCAAAGACAACCAGGTTGCTCGTTGGGAAGACTTCAGGACCCAATCTGGTACTAACTACCAGTCATTGGAGCCAGCACAATACAATATTGTTGGACCTGCAGTTCCTGGCGAAGTGCAAGTTCCCACAGGTGAGTTTAATCTCACACAGGTCGTTGACGCAGATGGAACAACACGTACCTTCACGTGGGGTACTCCAGCGAGTACTCGATACGGAATTCTTGATGAGTATGACAAGGCTGGCAACGCCAACCCGTCGCCGAACACCAGTACTGGTGACATGCCCTATGATGATCTCATGGCTGATGACTCTGGCGCTATGGCAGGGTTTATTCAGACTCGTGGAAACCTTCCACCTTACGATGCTAACGGTGTCAACACCGCTATGAAGTGGGTCAAAGTAGCAACTCTTGGTACTGGGGCAACTCAGAAACTATCCACGGGCTTCTTCAAAGCCCCATGTGGGTTTGTGATAATCACTGCAGGCGCAGCCCAGGACGAAATTGTAAATGTTTCAAAGTTACAATGGTCCGTTAAAGCAGGCGATTACAAAGGAGTGCACGCTCCATCTATGTTGGAGTGATCACGATGGAAAATTCTCCTTCAGAAGTTATCCAAGCTGTTCGATTTACCCAGGTGATCGAGCACATCAAACGAAACAACATAGCATACCTGTTTGGTGTTTTTATGATGCATACCGCAGGCGCAACAACGGCAGCGATCGAGTATGGCCAAGGCATGTGCTGAACATGCTACCCAAAGGCATTCCTACTAAATGCGATTCATGCGGAGCCCAACCTAAAGTTGAGGACGTAGGAATTATCCTTCCTGAATTTACAGGAAACGAAATGGTATACCATGTTCGGTGTTACCAATGTGGTGAGGAGTGGGTCGATTGACATCTATTCAATCTCGACTACTACGGGCAGCACGTGGAGGATACGTGCCACCTTACGATCGCAGGGAAAAGCACATGCCTGGCATGAATTTTTGCGGACCTGGTACGAACGTAACAAAACGCTTGCGTAATGGTGTGCGTCCAATGGACGCCCTCGATCAGGCATGCCTGTAACATGACCTGGTCACCGAGCCCCGAGGTCCTTACACCAGTAAGGGTAATCCAAGGCTACTTCGTAAAGCCGATAAGAAACTCCTTCTTGCATCAACGAAACTTATCGTTGAGGGCTATGAGCCATCTTGGATTCCCAAGGCCGTTGCTTCAGCAATGACGGGCTTATTATTAACAGGCGCTCGAGGCCGAAAGTGAATTTGAAAAATTCCTTGTTAATATACACTACCTGCGAAAATATAACATAGTTATTGAGTGTGGGAGTAACATGGATAAGATGCACGTGGTTGCTTGCAAATGCGGGAAGAAATACATGAGAAAGCAGACTGTGAAAGCAATATCGGCCTGTCCGAAATGTAATATCTATTGTTCTGGAAGGTCTGCTCAATGAAATGGAAAATAGCCGATCCGATTGCATATGCGCATGAAGGCTGCTTAGGCAGCAGTATGCATCGGGAGGATACAAGCCTTTGTGCGAGGTACACTATGTGCCCGAAGTGCGAAAAGCGCAGAGCATCGAAGAGAGTTTGGGGATTGAATAATCGCCTCAAGGCAGAAATCGAGATGGCGGAGGATGAAGGATCCAAACTGAAGGTTGGAGTACTGACCACCACGTTGCCTGGTCAACATCACGTGAGTGGTATCCGGCACAAGAGCCTCAGGGATCAGTATGAATACATGAGTGCCAGGACAAACTTGTATGGCCTGAGTGGTGCAAAATCTATGCGTGGTCTAAATTACGCATTGGCCCAAAATGGGGTACACGCAGGGTGCCACAATGTCGAGTTTACTTATAACGAGCAAGCGGGGTGGTGGAATGTTCACAACCATTCCATCCTGATCGCTGACGAAAGCAGCTGGAGTGGTTTCATACCGGAAACCAAAGACAGACTGTGGGAGAAGTCCGAATTACTTGATCGATCGGAATTAGTGCATGGGAATCTTCCATGGTTACAGACCGCTCACGGGCTGGGGACGAGGTACACCTTGGATTGGGCTAACTCTTCAGAGTTCGAACAAACCATCAGGTATGCTGCTAAGGTGGCATACATGACGAAGCCCATCAAAGCACCGGAGGGGAAAAGAATGGAGTTATCCAGGTTTTTCAACGGCTTTGGTGGACGTACATATCCACGATTATCCCGACCATTTGGGATGTGGATGCGGCAACAAAGTTTGCCTTAAGTTCTTAAACTGTCAA